TCTCGTCGGCACTCGATGAAATCATCTTCAGTACTTCGGCAGAACCGGCCAACTTCTGCCTGAAGATGGGCGATGCTGTGATATTGGATGAGAACTATGTGCCCGATTCGTCCGGACGTGTAGTCATCCACGATTTGCAGAAGCTCATCGAACCTTACCTGTTGACCAATTTGATAGAGACTTTCACCTATACCATCACTGATGGTGATGCTTCGGCCAAGACACGTTCCTTCACCGTTCAGTATTGTGCGGCGGAATCCTCGCTTTCGGCCCGTTCTTTCATGGAACAATACTTCCTTTCATCGCTGATGGGCGACAAGGTGACGACTCTCGGACGCAAGGAGTTCCTTCACTTGGTGACTACCGAAGCGTGCTCGGTGTCGGCCGTCTGTACTTATTTGGAAGACGGAGAACTGACGGTCGGGACGGTTCCGGTCAAGGAAGTGACGGAGTTGAACAAGGTCGTGACATTCGAGGTTTCACCTTCCTTGTTCGAAGAAGTCGGCAAGCAGCTGGTGAAGTACGAGATACAGGCCGGACAAAGAAGGCAGTTGTATCTGGTGGATGACACAGCCCTCGATGTGGCACCGGCGTTGTTGTTTACCAATTCCTTCGGATGTCAGGAGACGTTCTATTGTACGGGTACGCAAGAAATCGATCCGCAGTTCAGCCGTTCGGCATCGCTCATCGGTGGCAAGTATCGCAATTATCTGATAGAAGAGAACCGCATGTTCTCGGCCAATACGGGTATTCTTAATGTGGCCATGTCCATGTGGGCGGACGATTTGTTCCGTAGCCGTGAGGTCTATCTGTTGGAGGGCAATCTTCCGGGCAAGGAGATTACCATCACTGAATCGGATTCCAAGCGTAGCAACGATTACGAGGCGATGTTTGTCTATACGTTCAAGTATCGCTATGCACAGCGCAACCACAACATCCTGCACTTGCCGAAGGCCGGTCGGGTATTCGATTTTACGTTTGACAATACATTTGAATGATGAAGCGAAGGGTCATACACATGAAGGAGGCCATCCGATTGCTGGAGTCGGGCGAGCCTTGCGACCTGAAGGTCTGGAAACTCTCTACGGGCGACATCATCGAATACAAGGGAGTACAGTGCATCGGTAGCCATTGGCGCGGTGGTTGTCACCGTATCAAACTGCCCGTGTCCGGGCAAATCCGTGAGTTTAGAGATATAACAATGTTCAATTTTAATGGAATGGAGGTTTATTTATGACAGAGAATCATCAGACAATACAGATGCCAGCTGGAGAGATATTCACGCTTCCAGGCTCTACGGTGTGTGCCGAAATGGTTAATATGCGGAACTCGGCCGACATCTTCGATGAAGACGATGACTTATCCTATTCGCCTGTACCGGGGTATGAAGGAGAGGAATATGTAAATTTCGGTACAGACAATCAGCTGCCTTTCGAGATAATAAAGATGATAGGCCGTGATGAAGTCATGTCACAAAACAAGCTGTTCAATGTGCTTACTTGCTACGGGGCAGGGCAGAAGTACATGGATTATGAGACGGAGAAGCCGACTAAAGACAAAGATATCAAGCGGTGGATGCTTGGTAACAATCTATCCACATTCATGCTGGAGCAAGCTACGGACATGAAGTATTTCTTCTTTGCCGTATCGGTCATCATCCTTTCCAGAGATGGGTCACAAATCAATAAACTCCGTCATAAAGAGGTTTGCTATTGTCGTTTCCAGCGTCCGGATAAATGGGGGCGGATGAACCATGTGTACTATGCAAATTGGCGGGTGTCTGGGTTGAAGAGGGAGCAGGTAGAGCGAATCAGGCTTTTGGATATCTACGACCCTCTCGGTGAACTGGAAATGTTGATGGGACGTGCTCCTGGTACTGATGGCAGAACCTTCGAACGAACCAAGGAGCGCAAGTTCGCCATGCTGGTTCGTTTCCCGACTCCGGGCTGTCAAATTTATCCCGTACCTTATTACACAGCTATCTTCCGTGGTGATTGGTTCGACATCAAGCGGCTCATTGGTATCGGCAAGAAATCGAAGCTGAAGAATCATGCTTCGGTTAAATATCAGGTAGAAGTGCATAAGGACTTTTGGACAAATCTTCTTCAAGAAGAAAACATCACCGACCACGTGAAGCAATTGGAACGCTTGAAGAAGGAGAGACAAAACATCAAGGATTTTGTCGGTGGCATCGAGAATAGCGGCAAAGTTTGGATTACGGGTTACTACGTGGATCCGAACGGACGTGAAAACCGCATGGTACGTATCAATGTCATCGATGCAGGTAAAGAAGGGGGTGACTGGTCTGAAGATATTCAGGAAGCATCCAATATCACTTGCTACGGTGACAACATTCACCCGAACTTGGTAGGGGCTACTCCGGGCAAGAGTCAGAGTAACAACTCCGGCTCCGACAAGCGTGAACTCTTCACACTCAAGCAATCGCTCGAAATCGCTTTCCACGATTTGATGTACACTCCGCACAATGTGGTGATAGGCTACAACCGTTGGGAAGACAAGGTTTATCCGGATGTGCCGATGATACTGCTTACTACCTTGGACGAGAATACTGATGCCAAGAAAAAGAGTGCTCATCTAAAAGAAGATAACAATGATGACAATTGACAAGAAGACCTTTGAATCGGTGGTACTTTCGGCCACCAGTTCGACCGCCCATGTGTTCGACATGCTTCAACCGCATTTGGAGGTTACGGAGCAGAACTTGAAGAGTGAACTCTTCGGAACATTCGATTACGCTTCTGTTGAAGGACTTGAAGCGATAGCCATTCGTTTGGTATGTCTTCGTACCTATTACGGACAGATTCCCCATTTGGACTTGGTGCTTACTCCTACAGGCTTTGGTGTGGTGAGCAACGAGAATGTGGTACCTGCATCGGCTGATAGGGTAAAGGAACTGCGTAAGCAAGTCAAAGCTGCTTATGACGATGCGTACGATGATGCCATTCTTGCTATGTTAGGGACGGATTGGGTGAAGTCTGTGAGTGGACGTATCCATACAAATTCCCTCTATAATACTGCCCATGATTTGCGGAGCTATGCTTGTTGCCCTTATGCGCATCGGTCGGACTTGTTGGAACGGTTGGTGCAGATTGCCGAAGCTGAAGAATACATTCGAAGAACTATCTCGGCAGAGTTCTTTGAGGCGTTGCTTGAAGGTGTCCGTTCCAAAAAATTGAGTATCACGTATAGTATGTTGGTACATGAGCTGAAATTGGCTGTTGCTGGTTGGCTGCATGGTAATACGAATGTGCTTCGAATGAAATTGGCCAACATAGTCAATCAGATGGAAAAACATATCGATGACTATCCGGAGTACAAGAACTCCGAAGCCTATAAAGTCAAACACTTTGAACGCTATCAGAATGATAAAGATGATACGACCTACTTTTTCGGATAAGATATTGAACTTTACCTTACCCGATTCATGGGAGCTGCTTACACAGGAGCAGCTCCAATATGTGCTGTTTGCCTTGGTGCGTTACACTGCGGTAGAGGTGAAGACATACCTTTTCATTCGCTTTTCGGGTATCAAGGTGGTTCGTCATCAGGCGGACGGATGGGTGTGCCAGGTAACCACGGACAAAGGAGAAGAAGTGGGATTCTTCCTATATACATGGCAGATAGAATATTTCACCCGAAACTTTCATTTCGTGACCGAATCCCCCCGGACCCCCGTGTATCTCCATACGTTGGGAGAGTTCCAGGCAGTGGACAAGCTTCTTCGCGAAGTGCCGTTCAAGGAATACTTGACCATTGAGAACTGCTATCAGGGCTATTTGTGTACCCATGAGGATAAACGCTTGACATCAATGACTACGTTGCTGTATGCCAACGATGCTGGGCGGCATCCGCATCCCGAAGCAGTAACAGCGGAACATCGCTTGTCCTCCTTCTTATGGTACACGGCAGTCAAACAGCAGTTGATGCGATACTTTCCCTATCTATTGAAACCGGCTGCAGATGGTGAATCGGGAGAGATCCCGGATATGCGTGCCGTGGTGAATACACAAATCCGTGCTTTGACGGGTGGCGATATAACCAAGGAGAAAGAAGTGATGTCGATGGATTGTTGGCGGGCATTGACAGAACTGAATGAAAAAGCCCGCGAACAACAAGAATACAATCAGAAGTATGGACGCAAATAATTTGTTTGATGCAATCGGCTATTTCAAGAAGCTCTGCTTGGTCAATAAGCTGGCGGTGACACATGAATTTCATCCGTGTACTTGTTCGGGTATCCATTCCTTACAGGAGGTACTGCAGGAGTTCCGTTACCATTCAGCTTTCTTTGCCGTGGATGATACCAACGACGGAGTAACGGAAAAACGTTCCGGTGGCTATTTCAAGAAACGTACCTTCACGGTGTTTCTGTTGAAGGCATACCGCATTGATGACATGGACGACCGCCAGAAATCACTCGATGTGTGCCGTCAGTTGTTCCGTCAGGTTCATAGCCGGCTCATTCGTGACAAGGAGAACCTGGACAATGAATTGGTGTATCTCGATACCGAAAAGATTTTGAGCCGTGAGTTGGGACGTTATTTCATCAATGGCTGCACCGGTCTTTATTTTATGGCCGAAGTTTCAGAACCGACAAACCTTTGCTACAATGAGCAGGAGTGGACGGAATAAACGGAATGATAATCGTCCTAAGGCTACGGCTGAAGATATAATTAAATATCAAGATGCTTGGTCGAGGATGATGGTTACTATTTGGCGTGAGAAGATTGACCGCTTAAATATTTTTGATACAGGTCAATTACGTCATAGTTTGATGGATAGTATGTCGGTTAATGGTGATTTAACTACAATAACACATACATTCATTAGATATGGAATTTATCAGGATAGAGGCACCGGACGAGAAATTCCTAAGGATAATGGTGGAAATGTTTTGGCTCGTAATGAATTGTATAGAATAGAACATGGATTGGATGAACCGCGTAAGAGGGGACCTCGTTGGGGGGGAGGTTACACTTCTGGTGAACCACGAAAAGAGCGGCCATGGCTTGATAAGTCATATTATATCTCTAATTTGGTATTGAGAGACCAAATGGTGCATATGTATGGTGAGGAATTTTGTAGTATGATTGTTAGAGCATTGTCACCTTCAGATTATTGATATTGCCTTTTAGTTCTTGTCTTTTTAAGAGACTTTTCTTGGGACTACATTTGAACTAAAGTTTAGATATGGCATCAGAAGATATAAAAGAAGCGTTGAAAGCGGCTGCGATTCAGATTCGGGATGAGAAGCAAACGGGAGCTAATACGGCATTG